AATATCTGATATTGAAAATTTTCGACAAAATAATCCAAAGTTAGTTGCTAACTATGGCAGTAGTAACTTTGATAGTATATATTTTGGGGACAGATATAAAAAGGGTATAGACGATGTACCATCAAGTATTGTAAATATCTACAAAAAACTTATTAGTGATGATTTAATCATTGATATACCTTTCGGCATAGCAATTAACAAGTACCAAAAAGGACAAAAAATAGCAGCACATATTGATAAACCGATAAGTGGGCCAATCGTTAGCATATTAAGTTTAGGTTATTCATCAACAATGGTATTTAAGAAAAAAAACTCAGACGATATAGTTCAGGAATTATATCCAAAAAGTTTAGTACAAATGAAAGACGAAATAAGAAATGAATGGACTCATGAAATTCTGCCAGTTAAAAATTTAAGATATTCTATAGTATTTAGATCATTACAATGATGGATATAGATGATTATATCAATAAATTGAATATCGAAATTGAACACCTAAAAAGTGTTAATAAATCATTGCGTAATGAAATACGAATTCAAAGGTACGAAATAGCAGAATATAAAGACACAATCAATACTCTTTTAAATTGGGATAAACCACCAGAACACAATAAAGAAATGGATTTAAATGATAACAATTAAACCACAACCATACAATAGCGTTTGGGTTAGTGCTGATTCTCAAGAAGAATTAGGATTAACATTTATGCGTTTTCAAGAATACTACGAAAGCACCAATCCAAATTTTCGTAATAATATTTTTACGGTTGGACAACTTAGACATTGGTATAGTGAAACATACGGAGCAAATAATTATCAATCGACATGGATTGGTTTTAACTTCCCTAGTAAAGTATTGATTCCTTTCAAAGAAGGGCTATTCGATCCACTAACAATAGAGGAAAGTAGACTATTTGATCTTTTACGATACAGACAAGATGACTTCTATATTATAGGTGCTCAAACAAAAAGCACATTACGTCATGAGTTATCTCATGCTCTATATGCTAGTAATGCTAAATATAGAAAAGAAATTGATAATTTTGTTACCAAACATAAAAAGAAATTACAAAAAACTATACAATATATGATAGAAAAGGGCTATCATAAAGATGTTATTAATGATGAATTACAAGCATATATAACAGATAATGATGATACAGATATTATCAATAATACTTGTCCTTTCGTGATCGCTGGTATCAATCAAATCTTCAATAAATATAATGAGGCTAAGATTAAGAAATGAACGATCAAGATTTATGTGATGAGGAAAAAAGTTACCATGAGTGGGTAGCAAAAAACATTCCATTTATCAGAAATAACAAGGATTGCGTCAAAGTAATGCAACAACTTTATGTTGCTGGATTTGCTGCTGGGTTTGTTCATAGAGATAAAATTAATGCGGAGGAACAATTACAAAAATGAGTTGGGATGGTAATTTTAAATATGAGCCTATGCGACCAGCAAAAGTTCAACAAATAATGGAAGCGTATAAAAACGAACAAGTATATGATTATATCATGGAATTATATGAATTAATCAACTATCAAAAGCAAATAATTAATGAGCAACGAGTAGAGATTATAGGTTTGAAACATAAAGAAGCATGGAAAAGATATGATTTGCCAGAACAATCATTTAAGGTTGACATTGACAAACCGCCGAAATCTGGTAATATGAGTTGCTAGGAGGATACTATGCTTTGGAGTGAAGTTAAAAGATGGGCTAAAGATAAAGGCTATGAAACCATTAAAGATAAGGGAGATGAAGAAAATGGTGATAAAGTCCAATATTATTGGAGCAAAATAGATAATCCATCTTCTAGTGGCGTTAGTTCTAGCGTTAGTAAACTCGCTAGAGATATTTATAATGACATTACTAATGGAGAATGGATAGAATATCAAACATCATATAAGGAATCACACTAGATGAATGTAAAATTAATTAGCGTAACTCCAGAAGCAGAAAAAACTATAGCGTATTGTGCTAGAGTGTCCAACCCAAACAATCAAGATCAAGATAATTACGCGAGACTACTCAAATATTGCATTGAACACAAACATTGGAGTATTTTTGAGCATGGTTTTATGACTCTGGAAATCAATACAACAAGAGGACTTGCTGCTCAAATACTAAGACATAGAAGTTTTACTTTTCAAGAATTTAGTCAGCGTTATGCAGACACGACTCTTTTAGCAGAAGAAATTCCCATATTTGAACTGCGGCGTCAAGATACTAAAAATAGACAAAATAGTATAGATGATATAGATCAAGAAATAGTTTTTAAATGGAATAGTAAACTACGCGAACATTTTGCCAAAAGTAAGGCCATTTACGATGGTATGATAAAAGATGGAATAGCAAAAGAATGTGCTAGATTTGTATTGCCACTAGCAACACCAACAAGACTTTATATGAGCGGTAATATACGGAATTGGATTCATTATATAGAATTGCGTTCTTCAAATGGTACACAAAAAGAACATATGAGCATAGCCAACAATTGTAAAGAAATTTTTATTGAACAGTTTCCTATTATTAGTGAGGCTTTAGCATGGGAAAACAAACCAAAGTTCAAAAATTAAATTCTTGGGAAAAGGCAAAAGAACTGAATATTATAAGAAGTTCTCCTTGCGGTTTATATTGTAATGAAATATTAGACAAAGGAGTAAATTATTTTATACTTGCTTTAGAGTATATGGGTTGTATTACACAATATAGTTGTGAAGGACATTTTGGACAAAAAAATAAAGTACCACAATTTTACATATCTTTTAAAGTGCCAAACAGAAACATTATTAAACAGTTACGAGACATATTAACGCCACAGTGTCAATTAGAATACGATAAACACAATGAGTATGTTTTAAGAATTGATTTTCAAAACCAAAAACAAAAAATAAAAATTTTATCAGAATTATCAGCGAGGTTCGATAATATATTATGAATAAGCAGTTTAATATAACCGCTCAAATTTATGAGATATCAGATCCTACCAAACAAACCATACTTATCAATGATCTGGTTTTTGCTCAATCAGAAGAAAAAGCCTTAATTGATTTTTATAATGGCATAAATCCAAATTATACTGTTATGAAAATATATTCAGTTGAAGAAATTAATATTTAATCATTAATCAAAGGAAATTACTATGAACACACCAACAGAAGAAGAAAATAAACTTTATGAATCCGCTTTATCTGATTTAGAAAAAAAACAAAAAGATAAAGAACTTGCATTTATGAATGGCAAACAAGTAGAGATCGACTATTTTCATACGCTTGAGACTTCTAAATCTAGTAATAAAAATATCTTCTTGTTATTTTATATGGATGGTTGTCCCGGTTGTACAGTCATCAAGTATCTAATCAACTATAATTCAGAGATACAAGAAATTTTGAAGGATTATGAAGTTTTACTTATTAATATGAGCAAAACTGTTACACAATTATCCAATAAATACAATATATATACTTATCCATCCTACTTCATTATAGATGGATCAGAAAATATATTAAAGAAAAATACTGGCTGTTTTACCAAGGGTGGTGCAGATAATAACCTAATAAACTGGTTTAAATTAAAAATTAACCCGCCCCAGCCTCAAACAAAAAGTTCATGCAGCACTTGACAAAAACCGATAGTATGATATACTCTCAGTTGGAGGTCATATGAACAGATTCGGTCTTTGTTGTATTTCTCTTAAACTTAAAGATCAAGGTATTTGTCATAAAACCATGACCTTTAAAAGATTTAATTCTTTACCAAGAGAAGAAGCATTGGCTATTCTTGGAGAAAGAATTCTTAATAATCTTGTAACAACAAATGAAACAATCAAATTTTGCGGTAGTAATAACTATACTTATAGAGTTAGTAGTGATATTTTTCCTCTCATTACTTATGACGAGGCTAATGTCTCATTAGAGGATTTACCCAATCATGAAGATATTCAAGATGAGTTTGATAATATCGCACAAACTATTTCCACTACTGGCGTTCGTGTTAGTTGTCATCCTAGCGAGTTTAATTCGCTATCAAGTCTCTCCGATAAGGTGGTCGAGAAAACAATCACAGAACTCAACTTCTACAGTAGTTTCTTCGACAGAATTGGATTACCGGCAGATACTAATTCGCCCATGAATCTTCATGTTCATAATAATAATGGAACCAGAGAAGAAATCTCTCATAGATTTTACTCAAACTTCATTCGGTTAGATGAAAATTGTCAGAAGCGTATGACTATCGAGAACGATGATAAACTAAATTGCTGGAGCGTGAAAGAACTGGTTGATATTTTTCATCCTATTACCCGCATACCAATCTGTTTTGATTATCTGCATCACAAGTGCCATTCTAATAATCTCACAGAACGTGAAGCGATTAATATGTGTTATGATACATGGCAAACTAAACCATTATTTCATTATAGTGAAAGTCGAGAGGGTAATAATCCTCGTGCTCATGCTGAGTATGCTTATAATAAGTTTGAGACTTATGGTTTAGAATTTGACATAGATATGGAACTTAAAGGTAAAGATTTGGCTATCGAAAAATATGAACAAATTATCAGTGGGGTATTGGTATGAGTTCTTGGCTTATAGCATTAACAGGGCTAGTGTATCTTTATGTAGCGTTAGAACAAGGCTATAAAGGTAATATTGGTATGCTCATAGCATATACTGGTTATGCTTTTGCTAATATTGGATTATATATGTTAGCAACAAAATAGGTGATCCATGAAAGAACCACAAAAAATACCATTAACCAATAATCCAAGACACAAAGAACCAAAAAGAATACCATTAAAAGCACTCCAACATTACGATATTGAAATAACAAATAATATTTTGGATCAAAATGAAAATTATTCAGAAAACAATTCGGAAAGCATACCAGAATTGGAATCCTACGAAACAGATTAGATGTTATCATTATTGTGCGGCGTTTGCTGGCACCAAACTAATTTCTTTTACTCAAAATAATCCAATCAAAACCCATACTGGTGCTTATAGAATAGGTGAGGATTTTAATCTTCCAAAATATAAGGAGTTTCCATATTATCATTCTGAATCTCGTCTTATTTCTCAATTACTTGATCGCTATAATACCATTGATCCTAATTGGACAATATGTGTGCTTAGAATTAACCGAAAAGGATTGATTCTTGGAAGTAAGCCTTGTGAAAATTGTAGTAAACTATTGAGTGCTGTTGGATTAAACAATATTTATTACAGCACAGATGATGGAAATTTTAGTGATAGTATTGGAAATTTGATTACAGTAAGCGAGTTGACAATGCCGATGGTTATGGTATAATCCGTTTTACGGAGGCAACCATGAACTGCATTTACTGTAAAAATGATGTTGGCATTGATCGTTATGAGTTTCTCGTTGAAACCGGGCGTAAAATTATCTGTAAAGATTGTAGCGTAGAAAATCGTGCCGTAGGTTTTATGGATTGGGGACACAAAACGGCACCTAGTTTAGTGTTGGTTCCATCTAATGCTACTGAAACTATTCGTAAACTTGATAGAGCAAACCGAAGGGCTAGATAAATGACTTGGCTTAAACTTTACAATTATTTATACGAAAGAGCAAATGACATTAAAAATCCTGGGACTTTTCCTTGGCAAGAAGAAGTTTCCGTATTTGATTTTGAAAGATTAGAATATTATCCTATAGATTTTATAGAAATGCCAGATGGAAAAATTAGTTTTGAAATAGACACATATCAACCGGAGACTAACAATGGATCTTGAAATTGAAAGTTTGCTTTTTCAACAGGTTGAGAAGCCTAAGCATTATCTTATGACTCGTATTATTAATGTATGGGAAAATCGCTATCGTATTAATGTATATATCGAAATTGAAGAAGATAATTTAATCAAGAAACGTATTCACAGTAGTTATTTTTGTCACTACAATCCTGGTAAACTTACTATCTTTCCAGATCAAGACAAAACTAGCGAAAAAAATAAAAAATTCTAAAGAAGTACACTTGACAAGACCGATTACTGTTGTATACTTAGGCTATAACGCTAACAACGGAGATTACTGATGGCTAAAGGTAGAAAAACTTGTGATAAGTGTGGAACACAAACCGGCCCCCGTGCCTATATGTGTAAGAATTGCAATACTCCTTTTATGTTCAAGAATAAGAGCAGAGAGGACAGGAATACGAAAATTATTCGTAATATCAACTGGAGAGAACTCCAAAAGGGAGACAAGATCAAGGTCGCTGGTGGCCCATATTTTGTGCATCATGGTGATTTTATCCCAATGGGTTATCGTGGTAAGTTTCTTGTGGAAAGAGTAGATGAAAATGGCATCCTAGCATGGGGGCTGGATAAAAATGCTGGGTTCTGTCATATTTGGATGAATGGAGATATTCAGAATAAAGAAACAGGAGTTTGGAAAACTCCGCACAAAATTCTTAAACTCAAACAAAAACTTGTTCTTGTATGAACGAATCACAAGATAAAAAAGAAGCATTGAATAAACTCTACGAATGTAGAGAAAATATAGAAAAATATTTGGCCGAAATAGAAACTATTATTAGTGTCAATTTCACAGATAAATATGCTATCGCTTATCAGCATTGGATACCTCAAATCAAAACAGCACTCAGAAATAATACTAAGTGGCTATCAAGAGGAGAATATTCTATGGATGATTTAATTGTTAATATTGAAGATAATATGAAAGAAAATATTCATAACAAAGGTGTATCTAAATATATCAACTAAAATTGGAGAAACAATGTCAGAATTTTATGCCATTACAGATTTGGTCGGATACGCTACTCAAATGAGAGATGCCGCGTCCAAATCTATTTGTGGATCTAGTCAAGATAATTTAGATGAATATATTACTATTTCACAGATGATTACCTTGGTTAAAGAACAGTGTAATGGTTTTGACGATGAAGATAGACCACTATTAGATGAAGATACCAACGAAAATATTTTTGAAGATACTGTTCTTTGGATTCATGAAGTTGGTTTGGCTAAACTCGCTGCTCAAAATTTGATAGAGTGTGCTTGGGATGACAAAACTAACACAATGATATTCTGGAAAGACGATAATGATGTACGAACCAAAAACTCCACAGGAAAAAATAAAAAAACTAAAGGATCAGATAGCGGACTGTAGAGACTATATTTCTTCTGACTTTTGCATGAATTGTCAGACAATGTATAATAAAATCAGTAAATATGAAGAAGAAATTTTAGAACTAGAAAAAATAATTAACAATGCTAAATAAGTTATTATATTATTGGAAACCAAGACCAAAGTATAATAATAAATCCATAAATATATTCTGTGCTATACAAAAATATCTAAATGATAGTACAAGTATTATACAGTCTAAGATAGCGAGAGTGTGTTATAAATTATGTCTCAAGATACTGAATCATCAATATAGATACCACATAAAACAATTAAATAAAAAGTGGGGTGAAATAGATACCATTCTGGTATCATCACCGTGCGTTAAAGATAAAATTCAAACAGATACACAATATAATAAACTACAAAATAATGATCTAAAATTTTTGTATGAATTGGAACTTATAGCAGCATTAGAAATGGACGAAAAGCATAAACAACGAGATATTAATCTATTATTTAGTATGCTTGCTAAGTATCATGAAATTTTAAGTAAAAGTAACACACAATGAATGTTATTGATAGTCTGAAAAATTTAAGTGTTCCCGAAATCGGAAACTATTGCTACAAGAATAGTATAGCAGCAAGTGTTGCTATGATTAATATTGGTGGTGATTTTAATCTTAGCACTATGGTTCGTAATGCAAACTTTTTTGGATTTCGTAGTGTGCATTATGTTGGCAAAAAGAAATGGGATAAAAGAGGTAGCGTTGGAACCCATCACTATACTTCAATGTATTATCATAAAACTGAAGAAGATTTTATTAAATCACATTCATCGAGTGGTCGTACATTAATTGCTATTGAAAATAATATTCCAGCATACAAAGATATTACTTTTGATCCTTTTAGTTTTGATTTTTCTAATATTGATGAACCAATTTTTATTTTTGGAGAAGAAAATGCTGGTCTATCAGAAACAATTCTTATGGCTTGTGCTTGTGTTCTAACTATTCCGACTTATGGTAGTGTACGGTCTTTAAATGTTGGAACAACTAGTGGTATTATTATGAGTATTTATCGCAACTATTACGAAAAATACCTCAAGAGTTGACAGGGATCGACCGATAGGTATAATAGAAATATGGGGCGTTGCCGCCGGTAGTGGCACACACTCTTATAAGGTGTTCAAAAGGTAGGTTCGACTCCTACACGCCCTATTGGTTTAATTTTTTAAATAAGGAGATTTATGACTAATCGTTCAAATCATTTGGCAAGTTATACTTTCTTGGTTGGATTACTGATCTTATCTTTTTCTTTTAATGTTCATTTATACAACAGGCTACGGAAATTAGAATTTGATTCTGTTCTTTGGCGTTGTGGAACTAGTCAAATTGAATTTCAACAAATTCAAAATGAGATTGACAGATTAGAAAATAATCCATTTTTTAATGCTTGTGATCCTCCCAGTGTATTAAAGAAATAAGGGGGCGTAAAGGTTTCGACTACATAAAGACGATTATATTGGCAAGTAGTGGTTGGTGGAAAGGCCACTCTAAAAATCTACCAAATGCTTTAACTGGCACAAATCAGTTAGCCCTTGCTGCCTAATAAAAAACGGCAGTAACAGACTGCGATACCGAATGAGGGTAGGGATCAAAAGTCTGTCGTTAAATCCCTCTGCACTTACAATATCCAACGGGTTGTAGGTTAAGAGCAGTTGGTAAGATAGGATTAGTCTTGTTTATTCTGTACTCCTATTTAACTCATGAATAAAATAAACTTGTAGATAATGTAATTTGAAGTATGATAGGACGGGGATTCGACTTCCCCCGCCTCCACTTTATCTTGCCCATCTCCATTTTTGGTGTATAATAGATTAACTAAGAATGGAGGTGGTTATGATAAGTACCACAGAAATAATTTGTGCTGTTTGTGGCAAGTGCTGTATAAAAAAATTAGCCGAAATTAATAGACAAAAGAAAAAAGGTAGAAATAAATTTTATTGTGGTCGTAATTGTGCAGGAAAAGATGGGGTTGGTCATCTCAAAAAATATGCTGGAAAATTTAATCAAAATTTAATTCCATCAAATAGATACGATGAACATACTAATTTTAGATGGTATATCAAAAATATTATTAAGAATTCTAAAAAACGTAAACAAAATTATGATATAGATCTGGGATATCTTAATGAGTTATGGGAACAACAAAAAGGAATTTGCCCATTTACTAAACAGAAATTAGAATTGAGAACACATAACTATGCGTTAATTGAGAACAGACCATATCAAGCGTCTTTAGATAGAATAGATAATAATATAGGGTACATTAAAGGAAATATTAGGTTTGTTGCTTTGATTTTTAATTATGCCAGAAATAATTTTTCTGATGAACAAGTTATAGATTTTTGTAAAAACGTTAGTCAATCAATAAAGGTATAATATGAGTTTCTGGAAAAAGATATACAAAAAATTGCGTAAAAAAGAACAGAAAGACCCTAAAAAGTTGGCAGAAGATAAGTATCTTAAAAAACTAAAGAAGCAACTAAAGAAACACAAATAATTATGTCATATTTAAATACTCCAATTCCGGTTATCGGTGGTTATGTTCGTGGAAATTTTTTACGAAATCAAGAAGATTCTTTCGACAAAAAGTTTCCATGCTATATTTTTGGTATGACTTCTATCCCAGCACAAGCCCCACTATTTCATTTTATTATGGAAGATGGTGGATTATGGTGGAGGATGCCTATTCATGCTTTTTGTTGGAAAGAAGATAGTCCACAACAAGAACTAGATGAATTAGTTTTATGGGATTCTTTCTCATACCATGTTTCTGTAACATCATATCCAGTATTGAGAAATCATACTTGCAAATTTATTTCCAGAAGGCGAACTGAATATACTGGCAGATATTTGTTCACACTAGATTGGGCAGGCTCTACTGATAGTGGTGATACAGATTTTACTCTTAGTGAGTTCCCATCACAACATAAATGTGGACATTTTATTAAAATGGATAATGGCAATTTTGCTATTCAACCTAACAATAGATTAGTAATGCACGATCCATCCTTTACTATTAAGAATGAATTAGTTATACATCGTAAATATAATGAAACTCTTTGGACAGCAGAAAGAAATATGCGTTGGGTAACTCCCGATACAGATATTATGGATTATGATCATACTGATTTAGGATCAGGCGAATCTAATCAAGAACGATCAGATATGTATAATAAATTAGATAAAAATACTGATGACTAGAAAAATTTGTTCATATTGTGGCAAAAGGAAAAATAAAGCAAGTTTTCCTAAACATAGTATGTACAAAGATAATCTTGATACACGATGTAAAAAGTGTGTTAAGAAACATAGCAAAGTGAGAAGCGGTTTACATAAAATTGCTCCCCCCAAACCGGAGTTATGTGAATGTTGTGGTAAAATACCAATTAAATGGGTTTTAGATCACGATCATAGTGATGATAGTTTTAGAGGTTGGATCTGTGATCGCTGCAATACTGGTATAGGAAAATTAGGAGATTCTTTAGACGGTGTAATAAAAGCTGTAAACTATTTAATCATGTCTAAAAATAGAGTACGGCAAAATGAATCTCAAACAAAGATGGATCAAACACCTTCAAGAAAATAACATGACATATCTTGAGCATCTAATTTTTGCTCTGTTTTATGGATCTTGTTGTTTATTGGCGGGATTACTATTGATTATTCATTCGGTTTTGCCATGTTTTTTTCCAACAGCAGGAAGTGATTTGGTTACAAAATTAAGTAAAAGATTCAATAAAAGACGCTAGACTGTCGATACTTGACAACAGAACTAGCGTATGGTATACTACGCTAAACACAGGAGACTATTTGGATGATTCACGATTTTAATTATGTTATGGGAATGGTTCGTGATCTTCGTGCCACTAGCAGCACTAAAGATAAAGAAGGAATTATTCTGGATTATTGTGGACACAATAGTGCCGCAGCATCTTTCACCAAGAATATTTTGCTTTATACCTATCATCCGTTGTGGCAATACAATGTCACTAGTGATAATCTCAAGAAGAAGAATCATCTTGTAGCCAGAAAGAACGAATACAAAAATTTCTTTGATCTGCTTGACGCTCTAAAGAGTCGCAAGATTACTGGACATGATGCTATTGCTACTGTGAATAGTTTTATTGAACACTATTCTGAATACGAGGAACTTATCCATTGTATTATTGATAAAGACTTGAAAACCCGTGCTGGTGATAAGATTATCAATAAGGCTATTCCTGACCATATTCCAGAGTTTAGTGTTGCTCTGGCAGATAAGTACGAGCCTAAACTTGTAGATTGGAAGGATGGTTGGTATGTTAGCAGAAAAATTGACGGTGCTAGATGTATTGGGATTGTTGATAGTGATGGTAATACTACCTTCTATTCCCGCACGGGAAAGGAGTTTGATACTCTTGGCATCGTCAGGGATGGTATTAAGGCTCTTGGCGTTACTGATGTAGTATTTGATGGCGAACTTTGTCTTGTAGACGATGAAGGTAATGAGGACTTTCAGGGGGTGATGAAACAACTCAAGAAGAAGGATCATACTATTCCTAATCCATCATTTAAGATTTTTGATATTCTAACCCATGATGAATTTTATAGTAAGAAGGGAGAAAAGAACCGTCCATATTCTATTCGCTATAATAATCTACGAGAAGTAATGAAGAATAACTCTTGTACCTGTCTTAGTGTGCTTGGTCAAGAACTCATTAAAGATGATGATCATTTTGCTGAATGGACAAAAAGAGGTAATGACTATGGTTGGGAAGGAGTTATGCTACGAGCAGATGAACCATATAAAGGTAAGCGTAGCAAAGACCTTCTGAAAGTTAAGAAGTTTTTTGATGACGAATATGAAGTTATTGATGTTGAAATGGGGCCATTTCGTTATGTATTAAATGGTAGAGAACATGAAGAAACTATGCTTTCTTGTGTAATGATTAAGCATAAGGATCATATTGTCAGGGTTGGTAGTGGTTTCGCTATTGACCAAAGACAAGAATTTTATCAGAACCCTAGAAAGATTCTTGGACAAATTATTACTGTTCAATATTTTGAAGAAACCAAAAACCAAGAAGGCGGAATTAGTTTACGTTTTCCAACATTTAAAATTTTACATGGTGAATATAGAACAGTATAGTTATGCTACAATTAATTAGAGATAAATCCTATAGGGTAGATAATTTTACTATCTTGGGAGAAAGACATTCCGGTACAAATTTTTTACAAAAATTAATTACACAAAATCTTCAAATAGATGTTACATGGCATTGTGGATGGAAACATTTTTTCGGATTTAATGCACCATGTATGATAAAATCCAAAAATACTTTATTCGTAGGCATAATAAGAAATCCATACGATTGGATTATGGCTATGCGAAAAAAGCCTCACCATGTACATCCAGATAATTTATCTTCCATTGAATCTTTTTTATTCAATGAATGGTCATCAATATACCA